TGGTCACGAGTAATCACCCCCTGTAGTTGCTTGATATAAGGAGAACATTCAAGAACAAGTTGCTCACTCTCACGAGGAATAAGCCTCTCTCCTGTCATCTTAATATCCCAACATCCGGGAAATATTTCATAAGTTCTACAAGCTACAACTTTCCAGAATAGGTAACCTGCATCCTCAGGACAACTAAACCTATTACATCTTGTACTTATTCTTTGTAGAATATAATAACCATGTTTAATATCTAAATCACAAGCATGTGACTGATTGTGTAAAGAGAAGTAGAATGTCTCTAACTGTCTTGAACCTTCTAGTCCATGAATAGTAGTAGCATCACTCTCAGCACCTCTTGATGTAGGCATATGGTCTACACATTTAAGATGCTCTACCTCTTCCCACAAGCATTTCATTATTTGCCTGCTATTCTCATCATAAGTTGGAGTAGCAGTACCTTGTCTTAATACAAGGATTTCTTTACTGTTCCACGGAAGCGCCATTACCAACTCCTTCTAATACCATTTCAGTATTTGTGTTAGTGTATGTGCTTTCTCCTTTTTCAGGAACAACTTCAAACTGATGACGAAGGTTTCCTTCTTTGTCTGTGTACCTCAAATTGGTGAGATACCCTCCTAGAGTGTCATCCACAGTGTATACTTTACCTTGTTCAAATACATGTAGTCTAGTACCATAATAAGTCCGATATACAGTCTTATAGGTTTCTACACCACTGATAGAACGACCAGTACCACAGCGTGAACAACCATAGGAGCGAGATTCCTTCGCATATTCACCTAGAAATCTAACTAGCATTTTCTCCTCCCAATAGTAAGGTAAAGATTGTCAGTAAATGTTCTATTACACAAAGACAATGAACTTAGAGCCTGTATAGCCCATGTATTAATTAGTTTAACATAGAATCTATCAATATTACCTGAATCAATAGTCCATTCTCTTACAATATAGTCAACAGATTTTTGCTTAAGTACAGCACCTACAGCTAACTTATCCATGTTAGCACACTCATCAAGTGTACCACAGTCATTTTGATAAGCTATAAAGATGTTTAGGAAGTGACACATTGCCTCATAAACACAATCAGGAAGTGTCTCAGAGGTATATCCTGCTTCATACACAAGTACAATCTTGTATTCAGCTTCACAGGAGCAGGGGTCAACACACTTACAACAAGGGCTTAGTTCATCTGTAAGATTCACAAGGATTGTTCCATCCACGAATGACCAATTCCACTTTTCTGTACCTAGCTCATATTCTTCCCTTTCAAGACCTTTCTTCTTGTGCATATACACCTTAAGTGTAGTAGGGTCAAATCCCTTATAAAAATAAGGTTTTAATTCAACCATTGCTTCACAACCACAGAGTTTAAAGTCTTTAACAGGAATAATTTCTTGTCTCTTGGCTCTTAGAATAGTAGAACACTCACCATCAGTCCAACAAAACAACCTAGCAAGTACACGGAGAAAGCTCTCCATGTACTTTTGCATAGTTGCTCCATCATCACAGTCAAAACAACCACAGTTAGCTTGAAGTTTTTCAGTTATCTTAATCAACTCCAATGAAGGTTGCATACTGTATCTCCTTAACCTTTAGTAGGAATAGTTGCCATTGGGAACGGATTGAGACCTGTAAGAAGACCTTGGATACGTTCAAATACAACAGCAGGGCAAGATTGTTCTAGTGGAATATTAGCTACAAGCAAGTGTGAGATGTGTGAGTTAGTGTGTACAAGACCAAAGTTCTCATATTTGTCACAGATTGTTTCACATCCTTGACCAACTTGTTCAGCAGTACCTTCTGTACGAACTGTGTGGATAGAAGATTGAGGTACGAACAAGTCGTATTGAGTCAATGCTTCTACACGAGACAAGTCAATCACATAGGCTTCACCAGTCATTGTTTGCTCAAGGTCATAAGGCAAGTGGTAAGATACACCAAATGGAATACCTTTGAAGGTGATTGTTTCACCATTCACAGCCCATCCTTGAGGAAGTTTACCATCTTTACCGGGAACAATTTCAGCTTTGATTCCACGAAGTGTAAGAGGGTGAACATAAATCTTATAACGTGCTGATTGGTTATCCAATACATCAAGGTAGCAAGCTACTTGACGGAAAGCACCAATAACTGAACCAGAAGCATCAATAGGTGTTACACCCGGATGAGACATCATTTCAGCTACACCAGCAAATGGACGAAGTCCTTGTCCTTTGAAGTTCAACATACCTTGAACAATGTGTCGTTGCACAATGAAGGCAAATGTGTACCAAGCCATGAATTGCTCAGCTTCTTCATAAGACATTCCCAAACGTTGGAAAATGTTGATAAGGTCACCTTGTTTAAAGTGCATCTTATCTTTCATCAAACGGTCAAGACGGTTTTCACAGTCCTTGAAGCAGAGGTAACGTACAGGAGTAGCATCACCAGTAGCTTGCATAGTGAATTTCTCAGTGAAACAGCATGAATCTGAATTATCTTTAGAGAAGTCTGGAGCTTTAGTTCCCCATGTAAGACCTTCCATAATCCAGTCACCATTCTTAGCTTGTCTCAAAGCACCAAAGCTAGATTGCTCAAAGCGTTTAAGAATATCATTTACAAGCTCATCACCCATACCAACTTCACGAAGAGAAGGTACAGCCTTTGACCAGTCACGAGAGATTCCAAAAGGAATTTTACCATCTGTGTTAGACAAGTTCTCTGTTTTACCCAACTGAGCAACAGTCTGCTCATGGAGAGTATCAATAGCTTCGCCTAACAAAATATCAAAATTTGTTGTACTCAATTTATTGTCCTCCAAAACGAACTCGTCCAAAACGGTTCATTGGTTTTTCTTCAACTTTAGTTGCTTTTTCTACAGTAGGGTTAGCTTTCTCAAGAATTTGAGATAGTTTAGCAAGTTGAGCATCTAATTCAGATTCTCCTGCTTCTTTTTCAGCAAGTTTAGCTTTTAGCTCATCTCTTTCCTTGATTAGACTTTCTTTCTCTGTAGTAAGCTGTTCAATAGCTTCAATAGCTTTTTCTAGTGCTGTAGGTTCACCTTCAGTTTCAACCACTTCTTCTGTAGCTTCTTCTTTAGCTGTTTCTTCAACAACTTCTTCAACAGTTTCAACCACTTCCTCTTGAGCTACTTCCTCAGTTGTAACTTCTTCTGGTTTAGTTTCTTCTACTCCTGCTGACAGGTGAGCAAGCACTTTATCTAGCATTTCTTTTCTATTCAAGTGTTCTTCCTCATTTCGTTTAAGTAGTGAAGGCTCATACCCACCACTTTTAGCATTACCGGGATTTCCCACAAAAGAGAATCCCATTAGTTCAATGTTGTCTGTGATAGGCACATCAACACTTCCACCATGCTCAACATTGTATACTACAAGTTTAGCATATTCCTCTAGGTCATCATCTGTAAAATCTTTATCATACCACATGAACTCTGATGAAATAGCAAAAGGTTCATCTTGTATAATAAGGTCTTTGACATTGCTTAGCTCTAAATTCACATGAGGTTTAACTAGCAAGTCATATCTTCCAGATTCATCTTTAACAAGTTTTAAATCTGACTTCTTGAAGTAACCTTCTCTCACAGGATAGGCATTAAGGTCTCTATGACCTGTAGATACATACCCTTCAAAAGTTCCATCAATACTGTCATACCACTTCTTGAGTGTACCTTTACAGATGTATAACCTTATGGTGTTGTCTTGATATAGTATAGAACCTTCTGAAAGGAGAGTCATATACCCATCATTGTTGTCTACCTTTTCCACAGACAATCTTTCAGTCTCTTTATCAGACTTAGATAGATTCATCACAGAGTCCAAACTATCTTTTCTCTCCATATAGTCATGGATTTCATCCATAATTCGCTCTGCAATCTGTGTTCTAATAGGCATTACTCAACAACCTCAAACAAATTATATTTTAGTTTTCTCACTTTCTTACCACCACAAGAGGCACAGTATGAATACTCATATTTAACATTGTCTCTTTTAAGACCTGCTTCTGCTTCTGGTGTGAAAGGTAGTTCCTCCGTAGCTTCCTTAAGACTACCAAGGAGAACTTGGTCAGTAGTTTCATACCAACCTTCGCTCTCTTGGTTATTGTCAGGGTAAAACTCAAAAAACTTACGCTTATTCTGAATAATACCTCCATCTGTTAGGAAATTTACACGAACTACTAGGTCACGTTGGAGAAAGCGAGATACTCTAAACTTACTCATCTTCCTTTACCTTAACATATGTGCCCTCAGTAATTTTAGATACTTTTTCTACTTCATACCCAAATTGCTTAGCACGGACTTCTCTAAGGTGTTCTGCGTAAGTTTTTTCAATCTCTTTAACTTCCATTATTTATCTCCAGCGTATGTGATAGGGAAGCCATAGCAATCCAATTCAGTATCCTCGAGGGTTACTTCCTTAGTAGTATAATTGAACTCATACTTATCGCCACAGCAGTAAGTGAATGACTTGAATTTCTTCTCAGCCACGTCAAAGTATTGAACCTGCTCTTGACCAACAACTACTCTACGTACTTGTGCCAAAATTGTTTCAGCAAGAGGTGAAGTAAAAGTTTTAGCTTCCCCACCGACTGTAATCTTAAGATTCATTACTGGAACTTTAATTGTAGCCATGTAGGTACTCCTTTCATTGAATGTTCTATATTTAGTATAACAAAAAAAGAGAGTTTATCAACTCTCATGTCACAAAGTTAGAATGCAATCTTATCAATGACTTTTGCAGTACCATTTTCCAAACGATACTTGTTAATCAACTCCATGATTTCTTCCATAGCAGAAGTATCAAAAGTTGTATCAAAGTCATTTAGGAACTCATCTTCTTTAACGTGAACAATTCCACGAACTTCTGGTTTGTTCTTAGCACCTTTACCAACTACATAACCAACTACATAGTTAGCATAGATATGACCAGAAGATTGCTCCATCAAGGCACGTTGGTCTACCACAAATGTATAAACCTTTTCCTCTTTACCATCTTCTAGTGTTTGTGTAGATACTTTCACACGATTGTCAAAGGCAACATCCACATTCACAGCATATGATGTGCGAGGTGTTCGTAACATATTACCACTTACACCAAATACAGGTACTTTTTGCGCTACGTTCATTGAACCACCATTGATAAGCACTTCTGCATCTAGGTCAGTAACCTCAGCATATTTTCTCAATGTGTATACAGGTTTTCCTGAACGTACATATTCAGGAGTGATTTTATTACGCTTCTCATCTAAGAAACCCAACACATCACTGATAATATTAGTCATTTAGTTTTCCTCCACGACGGTACATAGCTCTAAGACCATCTTTGCTTTCTTCTATGTTAGCTTTCTGTTTTTCCACAGATAGTATTTCATATATGTAAGGAGAAGGTTTTCCATAGTCAGTAACATACTTACCTTGTGATTCAGCATCCATGTTTAGGTAATCATTGTAAGAGCTAAAGGCTTTCTCATTCATCAACCTTGCATATAGTACGGTGACATCAGGATAATACATTTTATCCATGATGTACTCATACTGCATGTTATACTCCTTACACAGAGTCAATGTCATTTCTTCTACATCATCTAGTTGTATAATTACAGCATCCTCATAGGCTAAACCTTTGTATTCATCCTTAGGTTTTACCTTTCCTTGAACAACTGCCCAATTATACCTTACTAGATAACTAATCAATTTGAAAAAATGATGGATTGTTTCGTAGAATATCTCCACAAGCGCTGATAAGAGACATATCAGTGATATACTCAGCCAAGTGTGAAGGAACTCCTAGAACCTCTACAACCATTTTCTCACAAGCATCAATGACATCATCATCAAACAACTCATAGAGCTTGAATAAATCCTCTGGTGTGTATACTTCTGTAGTACCATCTTCTTTAAACTCAGTAAAGGCAATGGAAATCACAGAGGCATAGTTACGCACTTTACGAGCAATTCGAGGAGTGATATACTTCTCTTTTGCTGTAATTTGTTGTACATAGGCTTTACCATCTTGTACAATTTCAGCACCTTCTGGAGCTTGACCAATGATTGGCAACCATAGTGTCAATACATAATCTTTAGGGGAAATACTTCCTACCTTTGTGCTATCCCCATTTAGCACAGAGTGTGTTTGTGTCTGAATAGCAACAGGTGCATCTGATTGAACTGCTTCTTGATGACTAGCTTGTAGGTTTGCCAATTCATCAATGCTAAGAATCTTTGTGCTCATTATATCTCCTATACAATTAAATTTTTCTTCAAATAGGCTTCTGCCATATTCTCATCAATGTTCTTAAGTCTTTCATACACATCAAGGATATAAATATCATTGTTGTAGTTATAGCTATTAGTGAACTCATAACTATCAAACTTAATGTGTTCTGATAAACCTGTAGCATTCTGCAATAGCAGAACAATCTGACCTAGGAAATGGTCACGCATTGGAATAATAGTATTCTTCATTGCATTATCAATGATGCTATATGTACCAATGTTTGACACAGTTTTGTTAAGGTCAAATAGCCTAGCAGGAACACCAAACATCTGACAGACTATAGCAGGAACATACTGAGACAAGAAGTCTAGGAAGTCCGTAGCCTTTGTATCACGCTCTAGTTGCTCAAGATTTTGGAAGTTACCTGAATACACAATAGCATCGTTAAACTCTGTTTCAGAGAGCTTTTCAGCAAAGGCATTCATGTCTTCAATAATCTTCTTAGTACGTTCCTCTTTAGCTGTTCTTCCCATGTCAAGCAATTCACCACCACTAAAGGCTGTCCCTTGCTCTACACTTTCCTCAATCTGTTCTTCAAGTGTATCCTTAGCTTGTAAGGCAATAGTACCAATACCATTACGAGAAATATCATAATTCATACGGTTTAGTATGTTTAATATAAGCTCTACACGTTTACGGTCTTTCAATAAAGGTGAAGCACAGAACACTTGAGATGTATCTAACCTTACACAAGCAAACTGTTTCTCTGTAACAACCATAACCTCATTTTCAAAGTCCTTAGGATTCTTTAGAATCTCTTTGATGTCATCCTCTGAATAGTCACTAGCCACTCTAGGATTCCCTGTCTTACGGTCATAAGGTGTTTGATATATATTGTTATTCTTGATTAGGTAAGTCAATGTCTGTCTAATTACAGGCATCTTAGGGTAGTCAATCACACAGGCTAGAATATCTTTTGGATGTACTCCTACAAGACCCTCTCCTGTATTAAGCAGACCATAATACCCATATTTTCTATAACCTTTAGCAACTTGCTTCAACACATCATAGTTACGTTGACCGTTGAAGTTGTGACTATACAAGTATTTTCTTAGCTCAGAATCCTTTTCAAAGTTATCTGTAGTAAGACTGTTAGTGAACATGTAGTTCACAATGTTATCAAGAATATAATCAACATCAGGTAAGTCAAGAGCTAATCTCTCAACATCTTCAAGTGTCTCTTTAATTGGAGTACCTCTGAATCCTGAACTTTGGAAAACTAACCTGTCCTTGTATTCAGCATTGAAGTACCTATCCATAGCACAAGAGCCACCACAGTCATCTTTATGACATTTTCCACAGCTCATTAAGAACCTCCAAGGTAGAATAACTCAGCCACATGGAGTGATAGAAGTACACTATCTAGCTCATCTGGTGAGTGTTTTAGTAATTTCTTAATTTCAGATTTAGGACGAATCTTAACAAGTCTTTCCTCTGGTCTCTGTACCTCAGAAACAAAGGACATTTGACGACTGATTGCATCCCATACTTTTCTTACAAACGTTACTCTTTGTGCTTCCATCATACCTCTTAACATTAAGTGCATTTCAGCACGTCTATTAGAAGCATATTCAGCACTAGGGTCTTTAGCTATGACTTTAATCTCTGTAGGCTTACCACCAAAGTTTATATCATACACAGGACACTTTAATTGCCCACTTAACCTTCTCATCTTCAAAGGCTGTACAATATGTGCTCCACCACCAGAGTCAATGCCTATAGCTTTAGCATTAAGCCTATTAGCTATCATGACAATCTTATTCACTATCTCAATAGCAGTTATACCATCAATCCACTCAGCAGGCTTAATAT